CCGTGAACGGCAACACTCTGGCCATTCAGACCAACACCACGGCCATTCAGACGGTCGACGGCAAGGTCACTGCGAACTGGTCGGTGCGCATGCAGTACGAAACCGCCACCGGCCTTTACAAGTACGCAGGGATCGGCCTGGGCCTGGAGAACGGGCCTGGTGGCCTGCAGTCGCAGTTCATCATCGACGCCGACCGCTTCGCCATTGGGCAGGCTGGCACCGTGCCTTTCGCGGTGCAGGGCGGGCAGACCTTCATCAAGGCCGCGTTCATCCAGGACGGCACGATCACCAACGCGAAAATCGGTAACTACATCCAGTCGAACAACTATGTTGCCGGGCAGACGGGATGGAAGTTGTTCTTCGACGGAACGTTTGAGATCAACAGTTCATTGGGAGTTGGCCAGGCTCGGCAGGTGATAAATAACTCGGGCGGCAAGGTCTTCGATGCATCTGGCGTGAAGCGCTATCAGTGGGGGGATCTCGACGCATGAGTTATGGAATCAGGATATGGGGCGCCACAGGTTCGCTTGAGCTTGACGAAAACTCGTTTACTGTCGGTGTTACATACTCCGCACTTGTTGCTAAAACAGCCGGAAGATACGTAGACATCGCCGTGCCTGGGGTTGAGCCTACCAAGTATTCGGCAGTTTGCGTGCCAGTTGGTGCTTACGATACGGGCGCGCAGTTCAACAGCGCTATCGGTTTTATTCCTGAGGTATTGAATGGGGTAGTTAGGGTTTGGTTCGGCAATAGACAAAGCTCAAACGGTCCTCTTGGTACTACTACACAAAGATTACTCGTAATGAGGTATCGATGATGTCGTCATACGGAATGAGATTTACCAATGGCTCTAACGTTGTCACCCTGGATTCTGAGTTTTCCAGACTCACAACGCTTGATAAAGGAACTTGGAGTGGTGTGGCGTCCGGGGTGTATGTGCCGTTTTCTGCGACTATCACTACTGCAGAGCCGCCGCTGGTTTTTGTAAGGCCTGATCAAACAAACGTGTTTTGCTTTTGCTTGGTTAGGGGCTCTGCAGGCGCATGGACTGGTTTTTCATTCGTAGGAGGAAGATCAAATACTACGTCCGGTAAATGGTTTGCTGCGGCATTTACTTCAGCGCCCACCGCTAAGTTCGGATTCAGGCTATGGGATCAGAATTCTAAACTAATTTTTGATAATGGCACCCCGTGCGCTCAGTTTACCAGAACCATTACAAGCTGGACCTATTTAGGTGCGGGGCAGGATGCACAAGGGCAAACAATGCTCAGCTGGACGGCACCGTCTAGCTTGGCTAGTGGCGATTATATGCTATTGAATAACATTGCGATGGATGTCGCTGGTTTGATTTCAAGGCAGGGAAATATGTATGCGGTGTGGGAATACAACAATGACCGATTAGTGATGCAGGTCGTCGGGGTTGATATATCAAGTACACTCTATAATCCGGTGGTTTTTGCCAAGCCGGTTAGTTGAATTTTTAATTAATTTGAAGAGGCTTTAGTTTATGGCAAGACAAGAAATCAACCTTGGCACGGCGCCAACCGGTGCCGGTGGAGACACCACGCGTACCACTGGCGTGAAGATCAACGCGATGACGACAGAGCTGTATGCGCGCAATGCTTTGTTGGGTACAGCTTCAAATCGCAACGTGGGTCTTCTGGTAGGCAATATTCAGGACGTGGGCTCGCCCGCGCCAATGGCTGGTAACTCTGCGTTTGCCGAGCAGGGCAGCCATTTTATTAACTACGGCGACAATACTACCGTGGTGCCGCCAGGCGGCGCCTATTGGTCGGGCATTCGAGCGCAATACCCATTCCAGAATTGTGCGATGGACCTGGTGGCTCAAGTGGTCACAGGAAACAGCATGAACCTGATGTTTCGCACGATTGCTCCGAACGGTGGTGGCGATCCATGGCGCAAGATCTACCACGACGGCAACACTACCAGAGGCTCGGGTGGCGCGCTTTCAGCAGCATCGCCAATCGTGCGCATCGCAAACGTTGCTGACAGTAATCGCCTTGATTTGCAGGAAAGCACCTTTGAACCCGCTGGCAGCTGGGGAGTGGCGAATGATCAGGCTTACGGCGTTTCGGTTGAACGATTGAGCGTCGGTGAGTACCGCGTAACCGGAAGCCTGGGGCTTGCCCTGGAAGGCTGGCGAACGCACGACCCAAGCTCGCCAGATGGCGGCCGCATGCTGGGCATCACGGATAGTCAGCAAGCGGACGACGGTTCCATTGTGGTCCGGCTCTTCAAGCAGCGCTGGACGCTCACCGAAGACGGCGAGATGGTGCCGGGCCGCGGCGCACCTATGGACGTGCCTCTCAACAGCTGGATCGATGTGCGATTGGAGATGCCCAAGGCTGAATCGCCCCCGCCCATGACCGCAACCGAAGAATAGTAGCCCGCCACTGAGCGGGTTTTTTTACGCCTGGAGAAAGCCAATGCCAATCACCGAACCCCGTGGGGTGCGCAACAACAACCCCGGCAACATCGACTACAACCCGGCCAACCAGTGGCAGGGCCAGCTCAAGCCAGACCCTGAGATCGAGAAGCGGTTTGCCAGGTTCGACAGCCCGGAGAACGGTATCCGCGCCCTGGGCAAGCTGCTGCTGACCTACCAGCGAAAGCACGGACTGAAGACCGTGAAGGCAATCATCAGCCGGTGGGCACCGTCGGTAGAGAACGACACCGCTGCGTACGTGCGCGCCGTCGAAGCCAACACCGGTACCCGTACTGGCGCCGAGATCGACCTGGGCCAGTCGGCGGTGATGACTGGCTTCGTCAAGGCGATCATTCATCACGAGAACGCGGGGTATGCGTACCCCGACGCGGTGGTGGCGGAAGGCGTGCGGCGGGCGCTGGCATGACGCCGGTGCAGAAACTGGCCGGCCTGGTGCTGCTGGTATTGGTGCTAATGGCCGGCGCCGCGGGCGTGACTTGGCAGGTGCAGGACTGGCGGATGGGCAAGAAGCTGGCCGAGCAGGCCGGCCTGCATCAGGAAGATCTGACCAGGATCAGCATGGCCGCTGCCGCCCAGGCCCGCGCGGAGCAGGACAAGCGCCTGGCCACCGAGCAACAGCTCGCCATCCAGGACCAACAACACATACGAGAATTATCCGATGCCCAACGTACTCAGGCTGCTCTGCGCGATCGCCTTGCCACTGCTGATGTGCGGCTGTCAGTCCTTATCGACTCAGCGGATACAGCCGGTGGCTGCAACGTGCCTACCGCCACCGGCGCCGTCGGCGTGGTTCATGCAGCCCGTCGAGCCCAACTTGACCCAGCGCATGCTCATCGAATTATCTCCATCACCGACGCCGGCGATCAAGGATTGATCGCGCTGCGGGCGTGCCAGGCGTATGTCAGGGCCATTGCGCCCTGAGCTACATTCCCGGTCGCAAAAATTAGCATCACCCCAAAAAACACCCACTTTGCAAAGGATTGCAAAAATGACAAACCCAATCGTTCCATGGATGGGCGGCAAGCGTCGCTTGGCCGATCGCCTCATTCCTCTGTTCCCACCGCACGAATGCTACGTTGAAGTTTTTGCTGGTGGTGCTGCGCTTTACTTCATGCGCCCTCAGGCCGCCCCGGTCGAAGTTCTCAACGATATCAATGGCGATCTGGTGACGTTGTACCGGGTTGTGCAGAATCACATGGAGGAGTTCGTACGCCAGTTCAAATGGGCTCTGAGCTCGCGCCAAGTGTTTGAGTGGCAGAAGATGACCCGACCGGAAACCCTCACCGATATCCAGCGAGCTGCCCGTTTTTTCTACCTGCAGCACCATGCCTTCGCCGGGAAGGTCAGCGGCCAGACCTTCGGCACTGCTACTACGGGCCCGGCTATTAATCTGTTGCGGATTGAAGAGAACCTTTCCGCAGCCTGGCAGCGCCTCTCCGGAACCTATGTCGAAAACTTAGGGTGGCTCGAATGCGCCGAGCGCTACGACCGGCCCCACACGTTCCACTACATGGACCCACCTTACTGGCAGACCGCGGGCTACGGGGTGGACTTTCCGTTCGAAAACTATGAGCGAATGGCCGACTTCATGCGTCGTTGCAAAGGCAAGGTCATGGTGAGTATTAACGACCATCCTGATATCCGGCGGGTGTTTGAAGGGTTCCACTTTGAAACGCTGGACATTCGCTACAGCACCACCAATCAGCGCCAAGGAAAAGCCGAGGTCAGCGGCGAGCTTGTGATCATGAACTGGAAACCTTCTGACCTCGGCGGGCTGTTTTAGGGTGCAGGTAGTATCAGGTTGGGCCCTTTATTCCGGACGTTCCCAACGGCCGTATCGACCTTGAACCATTCGAAGGCATCTGCTGGCTCGCCCTGGTGCAGTACCATCTGCTCGGCGCGCTCCTTGGGCGTGGCCGGGTCCAGCCATTCACAGGCGAGTTCGGGATTCAGAACCACGGGCCGCCGGTCATGGATATCAACCATGCCGCCCTCGCTGTCGGCGGTGATGATCACGAAACCATCATGCTCGCCTGGGCCTTCGTCAGCATTGGGTAGCTGGCCGATAGATGCGCAGTATATCGGCGCTCCGTCGCGCCGGCGGATCAGGTAGGGCTGCTTCTTCGGCCCACCTTCATCGACCCATTCAAACCAGTTGTTGATAGGTGTGATTGCACGGCGCGGCCAGATTGCCCGAAAGAACGGACCGTGGGCGACTTTCTCGACGCGGGCATTGATCGGCGCCGCGCGGTCCTTTGCCCAGTGCGGTCGCCATCCCCAGCGCACTGGATCAGCAAGCAGCAATTCGCCCTGTACATGGAGCAGGGCGACTTGGGTGGTGGGGGCGACGTTGTATCGTTCCAAGGGCAGCTCGCCAACTGAGTTGACCATGGCGTTAGGCATGCTCAGGGCCGCAACGAAGTCATGAATGCCGCTGTACTGTGAAAGGCGTCCGCACATAACTGTCTCCGCTCGTCGGGCTTGATGAACAGCCGCTCCCCGGCCGATCTCTACACTGTAGACACCGGTACCGGAGATTCGTCATGACAACCGATATACAGCAGGTCAACGAAATGGAGGCGTGGCATGCGCTGCTCAACGACGCCGAATTCACAGCAGGCGGCCCCGAGTATCGCTATGAAACGCGTCTCTCACTGGCGGACAACATGCTGGAGCGAGGCGTGATCGACAGTGGAGAATGGCGCGAGCTGGTCGAGGAAGCGGCCGCCGCCTATTCCGACGAATTAGGCTGAGTGACAGCTGTACTGACAAAGCCGTTACCTTCGCAGTTGCTGCAATCCTCGCGTTGTCCGAATCGGTCCAGGCAGGCACCACACTTGGCGAACTGCGCGGAGAGCAGTAGAGGACGGGCCTTGCGATAGCTCTCAAAATCGCGGACTTCCAAGGCGACCTGTGCGCAATCTACCAATGCACGATAGGTGTCGGCATCGCAGATGACTGGGTAAACCTGCCCATAGATAAATTGCGCAGTCTGTACCAGGTCGAAGAGCTCGCCAGATGGCGCGGTAAGGACCAACCCATTTATCGCCCAAGCCTGGTTGTCGCTGCGAAACACCAAACGCAAGTCAGTCTTATCGCGAAATACCTTTCCATCAAACCCAGCAGCACCTGGGCCGATGGCTGAGTAATATGTGTTGCTACGGATGTAACCGACGCACCGCGCTGTCGCTCGTTGAATGACGTCATAGTAGCCGCCATAGGTGTACCCCGCGGGAGTGGTGGCAAGCTCTTCAACGGCATGCCAGTAAGCCGCGTCGGCCAGCTCATCCATCTCAAATTTTTCCATCTCATCAATGGCGCCCGCCTCCAGCATGTCGCTAGTCTCCCATCGGCACATCGTTCGATGAGCTTCGGGGTTATCCATGCGGGATGCGTTGTCGTCGAGGATTCTTCGCCATTTGGCGAGCCATTCCTTCCTGAGTTCTTTAGGGGCCATTTGAGTGACTGCTTATTTTTACTGTATGCGTATACAGTAATCGAGACGCCGCGGATTGGGGAGTGGTGTTCGTCGGCAGGACGCCGGGGAGGGTGGTTCACTGTCTAATACTGCCTGGCGTTAGCCCGGTTTTATTGCTCCTAAAGCGTCCAAAATGACGCTAGGGTTTTAGACAGAGGAACCTTAAAAGCCCCGCGTAGCGCGGCTTGCGCATCGATCAAGCCCATACTGCTGCATCATCGGGGTGTGGGAGGATAGGTCTGAAATTGCTTTGTTCATCAATGGTTTAGAGTGGTTCTGATAAAAGAGTGGGGCAGAAATGGGGCGAAATCCAAACAGGTATCGACCAGATTTCTGTTGAGTTGAGTGAGGTTAACATAGGGGCTGGTAGAGATCGCCAGTCGAGGCTATGTTGAGGTGGACGCCATCACCTAGCTATCACCCAAGGCTAAAGCAAAATGAAAAGCGAGTTCCCAGTGTAGTGGTCTAATGAAACCGGACACCCATTTAGGCGAGAATGCTCGCCAGATCGAGGTGTCAGATGACCAAACAACGCCGCTCCTTTACTCCTGAATTCAAGCGCGAGGCTGCCGACCTTGTGCTC